CACCTGTGAGTAAAATCTCAACTATCCAATTTCTCGCCCGTTACTCGGGCCCGAAGTTGCGGAGTTACGAACAGGCGGCCGAATCCTTACAATACGTGCCTTTGTGTGCTGAAGATTTTCGGATAGGGGCATTTATCAAGAAAGAGAAACAGGATCTTGGCAAGTGTCCCCGGGTGATCCGACCTATATCAGTGCGCGCAAACCTCGAATTGGGCAAATTTGTTTACCCATTGGAAAAGGCTATCTACAACACGATTAACAACTTGTGCGCCAGAGACGGTTGCACGCGGGTGACGGTGACGAAGGGATTGAACACGTTCCAACTCGGGAAGGCGGCTGCTGACAAGTGGGCCAGATTCACCAATCCCGTCACTGTGAATTTAGACTGCGAGAGATTCGACCAACATGTTAGTGTGCCCGCGTTGCAGTGGGCTAGGTCGGTCCTTGTGGGGTGTATTCACAATGACGCGGACGGGCAGGATCAGAAGGAGCTGCAGTGGCTACTAGATCAGCAGAATATAACCGAGTTGGTGGCCAGGTGTAATGATGGCCGCATTTGGGCTAAAGTAAACGGGACCTTGGACTCAGGAGTCATGAACACCAGTCTTTACGGAGTGTTGTTGATGTTTTCCATGGTCTGGAGTCTCGTCAGAGAGATGCACATCGAATATGAGATCCTTTGCGCCGGGGATGACACGAATGTCATAATGGAGAGGTCGGACGCTGCAGAGTTTGAGCGTAGGATACAGGGGTGGGGCAGAATGTTTGGGTTCTCGATCAAGATCGAGAGTGTCACTGACGAGTTGGAGAAAATGGTGTTTTGTCGCATGCAACCCGTGTTTGACGGCGAGAAGTGGAGAATGGTGAGGGATGTCGCGGACGCACTATGCCGTGACTCGCTCTCTATAAAACCCATCGTCAACGCGAAATCATATGACACACTACGACATTCAATAAGTCAATGCGGACTCAGCATTTGCCCCGGCATACCTATGATGCAGTCGTTCTACCAGATGTTGGGCAGAGGTGTTGTGGCTAAGAAAGTGGATAAGGACAAATCTATGTCAGGAATGCGGTACATGGCACTCGGCTTAGAGCCCAAGGTGGTGCCGGTCACCGACGAGGCAAGATTAAGTTTCTACAGAGCCTTTGGCTACACACCAGAACAACAGATCTCCATGGAGGACGCGTACGACAATTTGGCACCGTCGTACAACACCCGCTGCGATAGTTTATTTTCAACAGTTTTTTCCCAAAACAAATTGGACTATGGCGCGTAAGAATAAAAATAAAAATAACAAGAAGAAAGCCGGCAGGCGTAGGCCGGCACGACGAGGGGGAACGGCGAGAGCGGGCCCTTATGAACGCATGTTGTACGACCCATGTAAC